AGTGGTTGAGATGCTGTTTGTATTTCAGCCGTAATTACTGAGACTGGTGTGGGTACAATTTTAATTGTTGAATTATTCTTACGTGTGTAATATCGTGGTGTGCCTGTAGATGCACTAACAGGCCAATAATCATTTACATATTCTACAGTACGAGGTAGTAAATTAGTTACACTCGTTCCACTGCTTGTTTTAAAGTTAATGTTTCTAACAAGCCTAACACGATCATTAAGACTAATAGCACTAGCATTACCAGACGAAACAGATACAGTAGTATATTCATCTAGTCCAAAATCATCTAGCTCTTTTACCAGACGAAACTCAGCCTTCTGAATAAACTTAGGAACTTGGTTAGAAAACTCAGTCCCATCATTCTCAGAAGTGTTAATGATGTCTGTTTTAAGATCGCTATAGTTAGGCATGTTAGCCTACATATAAGGTAATAGTTGGGGCCATAGCTGCTGCACCAGATGTAGAGAGGCTTACGATACCATGAACAGCAACGCCCATGTCACCAATGTAAACGTCATTAGAATCAGTAGCACCCATCCTATATCGAATAGCGTTACCTTTGGCAGTCTTATTAGTAATCTGTTTACTGCCTGAAATAGCAATGTCACCTACAATAGTAGAATAAGCATGTACAGCAATTATACGAGTGGTTGTAGGGGTAGGATTATCACTACCACCTTCAGAACCTAATGTAACAGTAGGAGTATCTACATAACGAAACCCAGTTATGATAGCTCCATCACTACTTACATTCTGTGCGACTTTTATATTAGATGCCATAATATCTCCTTTGGAAGAATGGGAGAGTAGCGTTAACTACTCCCCCACTTTCACCATTAGGTTCCAGCACTTCCGAAGAAGCCACGCCAGTCAGATACACCGAAGCTATAACGCTCCCGTGCCTTAAAGCGCAGGTTGCCAGTATCAAAGTCTGGCTCCATCTTCGTCTGAAGAGGAGAACGGACAAACATTTTCGTACCATTAGGAACATCAGTCTTAATGAAATACGCATTGGTATCCGTAAAGCGACGGTTGATAAAGTAACCTTCAGGAAGCATACCCATGCTCCGAGTCACGTTGATTGCGTTCGTGTTCGGGTTAGCCGAAGCAGCACTCGTTTGAGTGTTACCAGGACTGGACAGAATACGACCAGCAATCGCCCATGAGTCAACAGGGACATGCAGAGACACCGCACTCGCACCAATGAGAATACCACGATCATCCTCAAGCTTTTGGATGCTCGTAAGCGCAGTCTCAAGAGTAGCTTCCGTTAGGTCAGCAGCCGCCAAAAGGTTAGACTGACTTCCATCGGAAATCGTGGGGTGTGCAGCAGAGAAGAACGCCGCTCCATCACCAATGGTATCAGAGAAACCATTGTTGAACAGATTAGCAGCTTTCACTTGCTTGGTATTCGCCATTGCACGGGCAAGACCCCTGGCACGAATTTTAGCAAACGTGTCATAGAGATTGTCTTCCATTGCCTCTTCCGTTACAGCAAAGGCAAGAGCAACAGTCTCGTGTGAGTAACGAGCCGTGTAGCTTTCTTGCGCTCCGTCATAACTAACAGCAGCACCTTCACCCTTCGTTGGGGCAGTACCAAAACCAGTGAAAAGTACTTCTTCTTCAAAAGCACGATCCGAGTTTTCTACATCATAGAGAGATTCGTGTTCGTTATTAACCTCTCCATACTCCATTCCAAAAACGGCGTTAAGGCCAGGAAGGAGTTGTTTGCTAATACTAGCTCTATTAATAGCCATGATAAATCCTCCCTATTAAGCCGTTGATGCCGTAGCCGTTACAAAACGGTCACGGTGATGGTTGAGCCATACTTCTACAATCGGATAGGCATCAGAATCTTTTTCGTCAGGATACTGAGCTTTACCAATTACACGAACAGCCGCCGCAGCTTCCGTACCAGACGCTCCGTCTAGATAGTAGCTGGACTGACCTGTCGTCGTGCTGCCCGAAGAGGCAGTAGAACTAACAGTTACATTGTAGTTTTTAACAATGAGCAACTCAACCGCCGAAAGCGATAGAGAAGCTTGAATGTAATACGTCTGATCTGGATCAGTGATTACAAAGAATTTAACGTCCGTGGCACTAGTCCCACCCGGCCAATACCGAGAAAACTTCGGCTCTCCATTTTCAACATACTGGCAACCCATGAATACGCCTGATGGCTTGAGGGTCGCAGCAATGTAGGGGCTAATCGTAGCAAAGTTAGCACCTGGAAGAACAACGGGATCACCAGAGAAAATACTATTCGTTGGTGTGCCAGTCATTCCAGTCGAAGTCAACGCAATGGTATCAGTAACAGCTTCGTTATTGTAACCGCCACCTTTTTTGCGAGCGGGAATGAAACCACGAAATGCTTTAGTAGTAGACATGTTTCATCTCCTTAGTTAATAGAAGTCAGTCCTGAAAAGAGGTCTGTCTTCCTTTTGTTGTGACAGAGCGACTAGAATTAGTTACAGGCATGTTAGCTAAACGAGAATCAGAATTACCCATCAGTTGATGATTAACAGCATCCATCATATCGTTAGCTTTCTTTTCATAGTATTTATTCCTAGCCGCAGCTTTTTTGGATGGCATTTTAGCTAGAGCAAGATCAGCCCTATTTACTGTGCCTTCATACCGTCCACCCTCCCTCACGAAAGAGGTAGTAGCCAATTCAGGTACTTCTTCAGGAGAAACAAACACCCAGCCTTCTTGCTGACGCTTGCCTACGTTTGTGTAGTCATCTTGGCCATTGAAAGAGACTCGTATCCAACGTAGAGTCAAACCCTCTGATGAGAAGCGTTCTTGTACAGCTTCTGGAATTTCTAGAGCATTTGGCTCTTCAAACGACCATTCTTCTTCTCGTTCTAAATTTTCTCTTTGATTACTATTACGTGATTCATTTCGTGTCATAATTCTCTCCCACGCTTATATTACGTTAGTGTACTCACCATCAGCGGTTGTTACTTTTAACTTTTCTGCGGCGTACTGTTCAAGAGGTATACCCCATTTGTTCGCAAGTCTTACGTCTTCTTTCGAAAGTTTAACTTTTGAACCAGAGTTCCGAGACGAGCGTGAAGCCCCTGAAACCACTTGAGAAGGTTGTGACGTGTTTTCCTCCACACGGACTGAAGAACCTCCAAAAGCTTTTGCCAAGCGTTTGTCAATTTCTTCGTAAAATTCATTATCATTTGGATCATATCCTTCTGATTTTAATTCTGCATCAAGAGCCAAAGCAGCAGCAGTCTTAATAGTGTCTTCTCCAAACCAGTCGTTTTGTTCTGCCCACTCTTGGGCTTTAACATCAACAGCAGTAGATTGAGGTTGCTGTTGTACTTGTGGTTCTGGTTGTGCTTCAAGTTCTTGCTGTTGTCTTGCTGTATTTACTTTCATACGTTGAAGCAACTTCAAGTCTGCTTGTGCATTATTTAATGTTTCTTGTGCCTCTAATACTTTTTCTTTTTCTCCACTATCGAAAGCTTCAAGGTAAGCTTCTTTAGCCATCTTAATAGTTTTTTCTAATGATTGCTCATTAACATTTAAACTATTGCTGGTAATAGAAACAACTTCTTTATCTTTCTTACTCAAGTTATTTTTAAGTTCTTCATTCTGAGCAAGAAGAGTTTGAATGGTTTCTTCTCGTTCTTTACGCTGACGAACTAGCTGACGTATTCTTTTCTCAGCACCTTTTGTTTCTATACCTTCTAATTCTTTAGGAGCTTCTTCATCTTGAGGCTCTTCTTTAACTTCTTCTTCAGGTTCTTCTACTTGAACCGCTTCTACTTTTTGTTCTTCTTCTTCAAGTTCAAACTCAATTTGTTGTTCTTCTTGAGGTTTTGCAGTTGTATCTACTTCACCCCAACCATCATTTTCGTTATTCATTACTTTACTCCGTTGCTAACGACACAAACGTGTTTTACGTTATACTACTATTATACCATATAAATGTTGTTTTCCCAAATCACGCAGACCCTTTTGTTAAATTAAATGTAGGATCAAGGTCTTTAGGGTCTTCTACCTGCATAACAATCTGGTCATCAAATAGAAGAATTAGTCGAACGCCTTTGTAAATCATCTTAGTTCCAGTGTGCTTACCATAGCATACATAGTCTCCTACCTTACACCAAGGACCATTAGGAAACTTTTCTTTCTCTGCATATGCTAGATCACCAAGAGCAATAACTTGTCCTACAGTTGTAAGATAAGACATGTCTTCTTTGGTTGAGTCTGGAATAAAGATTCCACCTTTAGTTTGACTCTTAACAGATATTGGACGAACAAGGACATGATATCCTGGTAGTTCTGGTAGTGGCGAAGGATCAGGAACATCCTCTTTATCTGTAATCCACAAATCATTTTTAACCGCCCCACCCATAGCTACTTGTTGCATTTATTTAGTCATCCTCCATGTGTAATCGTTTTTTAACGATATCTCTTAAATTATCTCTGGCCCATTCGATACCGTGAATTGAACCAACTATTTGTCTGTAGTGGCAGAAGTCTTCTGCAATACCTGCACCAAGAGTACTTCTTAGTCTGTCTATCTCTTGATTAAGCTCTACCCCAATTTCATCCCAGATTTCCATTACTTACTTTTTTTAGAATCCGAAACTTTCCAAGAACTTTCGTCCCACTTATTAAGTGCGCTACGAATATTACGACCACCCGTAATGTCTTGCTTGTAAGGATCACCAAAACTTTTATCAGTATCCTTTACATGAGACGGATAGCCTTTACCCTTCTGCATCATTTCTCATCTCCTTAAATTGACTGTCTGCTAGTTTAATTAAATTTTCAAGTGCAGCTTGATCCATCTCCTTGTCATCGTCTTGTTGTTTCTTTAACATATCAACAAGAACTTTAACATACTCTTTCTTATCTGCTAGATCAAGTTTACCTTCTTCTATCTGTAGTTTAGTTTGTAGTTCAGCTTCTTTGATTGCTTCTTTAGATACTCTATTTTCTTCAGCCTGTTCTTCTCTAGACTTAGACTGTGCCGTGGCTTTAAGCATATCTATGATCTGACCAGTTTCTTTCATCTCAAGTTCTTTATTCTTTAACTCAAGTTCTGCTGCATCAGATGCTGTTTGTGATTGTATCTTTGCTTGTTCAAGCTGTACCTTTTGTTGTTCAAGAGCAACAAGCTGTTGTTCTGGTGACTGTGCCTGACCAGTAGCCATATTAGCGTTCATTACTTGCTGCGCTGCTTGTGCTAGTGCCATCTCTGTAGCAGCAGGTGTAACCTGAGAAGGATCAACCTGTTGAAGCATTTGTTGTGCTACACCATTCATTTGCTCTTGATACTTCATTACTGAGTGTTCTTGTACGTTAGCCTGTAAGATAGGAGCAATACGTTGCATAATAGGATTACCACCATTAGCAGGGTCTTGCATGTAAGCCATCTTTACTTGTATATGAGCATCATGGTTCTGTCCAGCAAAGGCACCAATAGGTAATCCTTTTGTTGCTGCCATTATATCAGAGACAGGATCAAGTGGCTGTGCTGTAATCTTTGGTGGAATGATGTCATCTACGTTTGGCATATTTGTAGCATTAAGAATTGTACGGTTTAGTTCTTCCATATTAAACATACCAGGAGGAGACTGCTGTGCCATTTGCAGTACCATGTTAGCCATCATCATACGATGTGCATTACTAGGTATGTTAGGATCAGAGACAGGAATAATATCTACACGACCATCAAAGTCAGACTTAAAGATGTTACGGCTTTCAAACGGAACATCATAGGGGTATTCATTTGGAAGA